ACGACTTTATCTGTAAACATTTTTTTAGCATCTGATCCAGATTTAGATAATATACCGAATCTGGCATCACTGGATATCGTCGCTTGATTAACAAGCTCTGCTGATGACATAAATGAAAATCCAGACCTTCTGTTTTTAAGGTAGCACATCCCGTAACATCTGTTATCTGCTTTACATGCTTCCCAAAATATAAAGAATAATCTATTTGCTTCTCTATAGTCTGGTGCTCCAACGTCGATTTTTGACCATTGTAAGTACATGTAATGAGTACCAGTAATATAAGTAATTTCACCTTTGTTGTAAAACCAATAACCTTCATCTCTTCTTTTAAACTCTTTATCAATGTAATCATACCACTCTTCTTTAAATTCAGTTGGGTATTCTTCCCAGTCAAACCTGGATTTAATTCTACTTAATTCTTTTGGATATTGTTGCTTTTTCCATCTTTGTTCAGCTTTGCTTTCGCTTTGTTTAAACGGTTGATTTGCTGCTGGTAAAGCAATTCTGAGATTTTGTATTTCAATGATTTTTCCAATTTGCCCAGTTTTACTTATTACTATAAAATCATAGTCAGAGTTGTAACCGTACTCCCACTTTTTTAAACGATTTTGTTTCTTTAGTATTTTAGAATTAACAATGTCTTTTAACTCTTTCCAGAGTGTTTGATTGTAGCTCACTTGCTTCTCCCTTCTGCAAATCCTTTAAAAGCTTTTTGTTCTTTAACTTCTTTAGGTTTTTCATTTAAAATATCTTCTTCTATCTGTATACGTGTTAATATTTCAAAAGCATCAAATATAGCTAATTTTTTAGTTGCAGCAGCATTTTTTAATCTGTCAGCGCTTACATCATCGTCTGAGTCAACAATCTTTTCTTTTGCTACTTTAATTAGTTCTTCAACTGCTTTTTGCCCAGCTTGGATTATTTTCTTTTTCGTTTCCTTTATATTCATGGATTAAAGCTATATCATTTGATTTCATACAATAGAGTCGTTCACCATCTATAATAAACTCAAATTCAGAGTTTGGGGTAAACGTAATAAGTGTTCCAGGCATTATTCCTAGCGCTTCTAAGGCATCGTTAGTGTATTTTACTATACCAACATTAGGTTGTTCTTTTCTGTTATTTAATAAGCTTTGGTTTTTAATAGGTTTTATAAAACAATAATTTAAATGTGATTTTAAATTATACATATAAATCTGTTCAGGCGAAACAAAATAAAGGTTGTCTTTAAAATAAGTACCACTATTTCTTTCTCTACCTTTCATGTCGTAATATCTACGTAAGATATTATGATGAATATAAACTTCATCACTAATTTTTATTTTTGTTTTATAAGCAGCTGGAGTAGAAACTATAACTGCTTTTTTACTTACAAAAACATGATTTTCTATGCTTGAATTAATTACTAATTCTTTACCATTAATATATTTATTATTTTCATATCTTTTATCTAATGGCTTAACAACAAAGTGATATATGCTATTCATCAGTACTTAAGATCGTATTCTACAGATATTGACATATTAACGTTGAATTTTTTCCAAGGCAATACTTCATTATTTTTAGTTATAAAAATATTGTATGATTGATCTTTATCTTCAAAAAGAATATCGCTAATTATATGACCACCATAAACTTCTTGACCAGTTGAATAATGCATGGCTTCATTTTTATAATCAGAACCTATACTAATCTTTCTTATCTTCGACATTTTTTTCTATCTTAGTATAAGTACCATCGGTTAAACTAACGTTAACATCACCATAATCTTTTTGTAATTTGATCTTAATAGTCTCAAGTTTTTGTGTATTTTTATCTAACTCACTATAAAGTAAATGTTTTTGATAATCTAATTTACCTACTGATGATATTAATTCTTGACCCTTATTAGTTAGTTCTTTAACTTCAGCAAGTTCAGCTTTTTTTATTTTATTCATTTGATTTGATTTTATTTTATTGTTTTTTTTAGTATACGGCTAAAATGTCATCACCGCCAGTTAACTCTATAGCTAATACTGGGTGAGTAAATCCTACGTATTCTGTTGCTGGAACACTTTTAAAAGTTACAGCTGTTCCTGCTTCTGTTATTATTGATATATCTTGTGCTGCTGTTTTATTATTATATATCATAGCTCCTCTTGACTCTGCGGTAGCAATAGACAAAGAGCTTGCTAATATTGTTATCTTCAAACCACTTCCTGGAACTGCCCCAGTTAGTGTTAATTCTTGACCTGATATAATTCCAGATCCTTTAGTTATTATAGTTAAACCTGTTACAGCTGCACCAGTAACTGCAGTTATATTAGCTTGAATACCAGTAGCCGCATCAGTGACAGTATCACCAATACTATCATTAGTGTAACCTGTTCCACCAGCTGAAATTGTAAAATTCCAATATGGAGTTGTTGCTATTACATCGTGACCAAAAACTCTTGGTTGTGCTGCTGTATTTCCTTCTAAACCAGGTCGTTCGTTAAATGCGTTAAATCCTGCCATTTTTATTTATTTATTTTTGTAATTTTTTCAGCACCACGACTTCCGAAGTATGCTACATAAACTGTTATTAATAAAGCTTCCATTAAAGAAACCCATCCTGTTTTTATTTCTAATAATACTGTGGAATCTAGTATTATTAATATTGTCATAGATAACGTTAGATATATTAGAGTTAAAGGTCTAGTGTTTTTAGAAAGCCATGAATCACTTTTCATATCGTTTCTCCAGCGACTAGAAACCTCTTTCATTTCAGCTATATCTTCATCTATAAGTTTTATAGCTTGCTCTTTATCAACAGCCTTAATCTTATTATCACTTGATATAATATTTTTTACTACGCCAAGAGTTCCTTGGTTAGGTAGTACATCACCTAATGCAGCTAAAATTTTAGGAGCTTTTGTTTTTAAAAAAGCCCCTATTTTAGTTTCTTTAAATGATTTTTTACTAGACATTACTCGTTATTAATAATATTATTAGCGTTATTGTTTTTAGCTTGTAATTGTTCTTCAACTGCTTGATTAACTGTATCTTCATCGCCTGTGCTACCTATTACAACAGTGTCATCTGTTTTTTCTTTAGTAGCTTCTCTTTTTTGAGCTTCAATCGTAGCTTTAGTGTTATCTACTTTTTTATAAACAGTTCTTGTCTTCCTAATTCTCTCATTTTTATCAGTTGCTGGATTATAACCCATTTCATAATAAACTTCTTCTACAGGCTCCATACCTCCTTGTATTTGATCTCCTTTGTCAACGTTTCCAGTAGTAAGATTAGTACCTATTTGATCTGCTTTAACACCAGCATCTTGAGTAGGGTTAGGTTGTGATTTTGGAATGTCTTCTGGGGTTCCATCAGGTTTAAAAGTAATTCTTTGATCTGTTTCTTTTTGTTTAGCTAGCAATTTTAGGTATAACTTTGGATTATCTTCTATCCATTTATCTTGTTTTGCTCTTTCAACAGGATCTTTACTAAAACCCGTAGATTTACCTTCTCCTTCTAAGTATTCTGTTGTCTCTATTCCACCGTCCACTTTTCTATTTGTTGTTTTAACAACCTTCATATTATCTTGAGCTTTTTTCTTAGCTTCAGCATCAAGCTGCGCTTGAGTCTTTACAGGCTTTTTATCGTCACCTTCTGGCTCTCCCTTAGCGTAAGCCATGGTGTTACCACTAGAAGTAAAAGGGCTCGTGTTCATGAACCCTCTTGATTTTAATGGATTTGTTCTTTTATCTCCTAGTTTAAAAGCCATATTATGATTTCATATGTTTAGAAAGTATTGATCCACCTTTTTTACCAGCATAATCTCTACGTGTAGCAGATTGATCACCATGAGATGCACCTGTCTTACCCATATACTTAGGATCTGTACCTTTAAAATTAGCATAGTCCATTTTAGTTTTAGACTGATCACCTTTCATAGAACCAGTCATTTTTATAGCTGATTCAGCATTATCTGCATAGTGTTTTCTAGCGCTTGCAGAATTATTAGGATTACTTGATTCTCTAATATCATACTTAATAGATTGCTTAAAGTAATTTATAGGAGAAGTTTTCATTTCCATAGGCGTTTTCATTTCCATAGGCGTTTTCATTTCCATAGGTGTTTCTCCTGCTGTAGCCATAGCGTTTTTAGAATCCATTTGATCAAAAGATTTAAAAGTAGTTGGAGACGCTTCACCTCTTAATTCTGCTAGGTCTTTTTTCTTAGCATTTTTCTTAGCTTCTTTATCAGCTCTAGCTTCACCCTTGTTGGCTTTTTTATCATTTTTGCGAAATTCTCTATCTTTTTTTCCAGCAGATCTTTTAGCAACTCTTTTTCTTTTACCTTTTAAACCAGATTCTTTAGCAGCTTTTTTATCTCCAGAAGCAATAGCTTCTTTTGCTTTTTCCATAGCTGTTTTAGACTTAACTTTAACACCTTCTGGTATTCCAGTATCTGTTAATTTTTGAACTTTAGTTTTCTCTTTTGAAGTTTTTGGAGTTTCTTTTTGTGGAGCCATTACACCTGTAGATGTTTTTGAACCATCAGACACAGTAGCTTTTCTGTTTGTTTTACCTTTACCGTAAGCTGCGTTAATTTTATTTTGAGCATCCACATATTCTTTAGTACCTTCTGAAGCACCACTTCTAGCTTTAATATAAGAATCTAATTTAGGATCTTTTTTCTTAGCGCTAGCATAAGTTCCTGGTTTTTTCTTTTTAGCAAATTCTTTCTCTGCGTTTCTACCATCTATTTGTTCTTTTGTTAGAGGTTGTTTTTTGTCATTTTTTTTAGTAGTATTGGCAAGATCGTTTGAATCTTCTCCAGTATTTCTAGTAGAGTCATTTGAGAATTTTTTGTCTTTTTTAGTTTTAGTATCGTCTGAACCTTGTGAATTTCCTTCGTTGCTTCTGTCCGTAACTTTTGTTGGTGAATATGCCATTGTTTTATTTTTTATTTGTTTTATATGCTTCTTGTTCCCAAGGGAAGCTAGGGTGTCCTTCGACTTTCCAAGTTCCTTTGTATTTTATTTTACCATTTTTTCTTGGGTAAGTTTCCCCTTGCCAAGTAACACTATCATCAGTGTAGTTTAGTCCTTTGTTTCCATCAGACTTTTCAAAATCTTTAAATTGCTCTACATGTATTAATTCATGATCGTCAACTTCTTTTTCTTGCTTAGGATCAGTAATATCCATATTCATTACTATAGTGCCATTTTTATTAGCTCTACCTAAAACACCTGGTTCTTCTTTTTTATGATACCTAGGAGTATTGTCTATTTTGTAAGGTGCTTTAATCTTAAATGCCATTACTTATCTTTAGTGCTACAACCAAAGTTTTTAGCATAGTTAGCCATTTCTCTAACATTGTCAGAGTACTTACCTTTTTTAGCTGCTATTACTGCATCAGCTCCATCGCAAGTGCTTTTACCAGGCATATTTTTTTTAACCCACCTAGTAAATTTACCTTTATTTTTTTCTTTTATTTCTGGAAATTCTTTAGCCATTTTATTTTTTATTATATGGAAAATATTCGTTTAGTTTTTTTTGTCGATTTTTACATCCACAACCTGGCATTATACTTTCTGTTAGTTTTTTTATTCCTGTGGCTTCTGTAAACCTAGCTACAGTATCGCCTAAGCCTCTATCTTTCATTAGCAGTTCCATCTACGCCTAGCAGCTAAACCTCTTTTGCTTTTCCATTTTTTAGATCTAGCACAAAAAGATTTTCTTTTTTTCCATTTTTTACCATCTTTTTTTAATTCAGACGGTGGAGTGGTTACAGCTGTCGTAAGCTTACTGTCTGGATTTTTAGCTTTATATGAGTTAACGCCTTTTTGTGTCATACCCCCACCAGCAGCAGCACCAGTGCCACTATCATTGGCTTTATTAAAATTCTTTCCTTTGCCAATAGTTTTTCTTACATCCCCCTTTTTTTCAGTAGGTGACTTTTCACCACACTTTAAGCTAGGATTAGCAACTTGTCTCCAGTCTTGTTTTACCCAGTCTTTTAAGTTGTTACTTTTAGTTCCAGTAACATTGCTTTTACTAGATCTTTTATATTTACCTTTTGCTCCAGCTGATCTTTTAGCATTAATAACAGATGATTTTTCACTGCTATTCATACTTCTAATTTTAGCTAAAGGTAGACATACTTTTTTAGTTCCACCACCAGTTTGTTTTTGTTGTGCTGGTGATTTTTTACAACTACCTTTAGCACCTTCAGTTGTTCCAGGTACTCTTGAAAATCCTTTCCAGCAATTAACTGGACTACTTGGTGGTAAAAATGGAGATTTCATATTTTAACACTTACCAGCTTTTTGAGTTTTAGAAGCCCACATATTAGCGTAAGCACTTGGATATACTTTAAATTTCTTTTTAGCTGCAGTCTTGCACGATGCAGATATTTTTAACATGGTTGGTGCTTTTATATTATTCATTATTTACGTTTTTTAGATTTTAAATCTCTAAGTTGTTTAGCTAACTCATCTAATTTACCATCTGTTTTTGTACCATCTTTAACCAGAGTAGATAACACTTTTATCTCTTCAGATAATATACTATTCATTTGCTCTATCATACTTACCTTTTCTTTTAATTCAGTTATATTAATATGATTCCACTCTTCTTTAAGATCATATTCTAATCTTTTAACCTCTACTGGTGGTAGATTTTTAGCTTCTAATATATCTTCTTGTAAACTGTAATACATACCAACAAAAGTTGTTGTTAACATGATTATACCTATTACTGTTTTTATATCAATTTTAAATTCTGTGTTTTCAGATATCTTCATACTCCTCTGTTGCATCAAAAGATGGGCATGCTTTAGCAGCAAACTCATTATGTGAATAAATCATTGACTCTGGATACATTGCCTTTATTGTTTTAAGCACATGTAAGAGACTTTCTTTCTGTTCTTGTGTTCTTGTATCCTTTGGTGTCTTCCCGTCTGCTTCAACGCCTCCGCAATAACAAACACCTATTGAATTTCTATTACGCCCTTTACAATGAGCACCTATTTTATCAATATCACGACCTTTGTATATTACCCCATTTAAATCAATATAAAAATGGTAACCTATATCGTTAAAGCCTCTAGCCAAATGCCAGTCTTTAATTATCTCGACTGGTATATCTTGACCCTCTCTAGTAGCAGAGCAGTGAATTATAATTTCTTTTACACTTCTCATTTATTTAAGATTTGCCAGCCGCTGCTTTCAATGAAGATATATCAGCTTTTTGAGCTGCTTTTTCGCTGCCGCTTTTAAATAGTGTCCATTTTTCTTCTCCTTCTACTGATTCTCCATTTTTCTTGGCTTCTTCTTTTGAGCCAGTATCTGCTGTAGGTGGTTTAGTGTCTAGGTGTTGATTTAAATTTTTAGGTTGAAAAACTAAAGCTTTACTAGGCGAACCACAATTAGAATTTTTGAGTCCACCAATCATTTTAGCTATAGCTTTGTTATCTTTACGCTTCAGCAATGAATCTATTTTTTCAGCTTGGCCTTTATGCATTTTGCTAGCGCCTTGTAATTCTTTTGATATTTTATTTAAATCTTTTTCCATTACTTTTTTCTTAATTTACTCCATTTATGAGCGGTATATCCAATAGTCATTAATAATAATACTATTTCCAACATAGGTTCCATCCAGTCAAGACTAGCTATCGTAAATGAAGTTATATTTAAACAATACAACTTTAAGTCATCTAAACCCATTATTTGTTTGCGTTTAAAACAGCGTTACCTTTATACTCAGGACTATCAATTTCTAACGTGCAAGCAATAGTTGAGTTTATAGATTTCATTTTTCTTTTGCCTATTGGCTTAATACTAGGGCTTATATCTTTGCCCGGTCCTATAGTAGCTTTCATAATTTTTTATTTTTGGTTTATATTTGGTGTTATATATATAATTACACATATATAATTCACCTTTACAATATTTTAAAAAGATTTTTGTATTGTTCCTTCTGATTTTTTACCTTTGTAAGTGTCTACTGAAGTCCTTGTTCCGTCTTTATTGATTCTACTATTAGTTGTTTGACCGTCGGTTTTTCCTTTTCCAGATCTATTACCTGTTTCTTTTTTAAAATTAACCTCAAAAGTATCAAGAGATGTTCCTTTACCAGGATTTCCTTTAGCTTTAATAGGCGCTGCGTCTACAGCTTTTTTAAATCCAGGATTTAATTTACCATTTGCAGAAGCTTCTCTTAAACCAGCATTAAACTGTTGTGGTGAAGGAACTGGATTACCTACGTTACCAAACATTCTACTAGCGTTATTAATACTAGAATTTTTGAAATTACCTTGCATTGTCATTGGTGTTTGAACTGCAGATGATGCTGGGTTGTTAGGTTTAGCAGCTCTATTTTCTTTAATAGCTAAAGAATCAGCTTGTGCTTGAACTGTTACGGCTGTTTGATCATTCATTGAGTTAGTTGGCCCTGTTCCACTCATGTCAGGTATAACATTACCTGTAGTTGGATCCACTGTTTGCTTTGACGGCGAACCATACATTTTAGTAATAGCTTTTACTTCAAATTCTGGCAACATTGAATTGTAAGCAGTGTTTACCGTCATTTCTTTTTCTCCTATACCACCTTTGTTTCCATATTTAGCATCTTTACCTAACATTTCTTTCGCATTGTTGTGTCTTTGAGTATTGTTAGTTCCTACGGATTTAGCTACATATGCTACTTCTTTTTTTGTTTTATCTGGCATTTTATCTTGTTTTATCTTTATTAACGTATTCTATTGATTTAGTCATTACTTTAAAACTATATCTATTATTATTTTCTAATTTATTTGTAGGCATGTCTTCTTCGCCTAGCATAATTCGGTACATGCGACTTATCAGCTGTTTGCACTTTATGGAAACTTTATATATATGATATTTTTGAGTGGTGTGGTTTCTTTTCCGCCACACTGTAATCCACCCTTGTTTCAATAACCTGTTCCAGCGCCTGTTATCCCAGCTGAATGAGTACGTACCTTTTTTAAAATCATCTTTAGTAAACATATCTATAGCATCAAGATATATCAATAGTTCTAAATCTGCATCATTTAAGTTATTAGTTTTACAAGCCCATTTTCTTATTATTCTATAATGCTTAAGTAAACCTAGTTCTTTTAAATCACCAGACGTTAACTTTCTCATAGTATAATAACTACATCGAACTCTTTAATTACTTTATATTCTTCTTTATCTATTTCAATATTAAATCCAGCTGCTTTGTCATAATAAACTTCGTCACCTTTTTTTAATACCGATACATCAGAGCCAGGTTCTACAACCTTAGCTCTTCTATATCTAACATCTTCTCTTTGCTTTTCAGC